AGTTTCAGCAGCTTTCTTAAGATCCTTTAACTCTTTCTTCACTTCACCCTTAGTACCTTCACCTTGAATGGGTTCTTCATAGATTTTTTGATAAGCATCACTATAAGATTGCATTTCACTAGTAGAATACTTCTTATGCTTCCAGTTAGGATCATCCTTCTTCATCTTTTCACGTTCCCATTCAGCATAGTCACGTTCTTTCTTTGCCTTTTCATCCTCACCATGCTCAGTATCATAGGTAGCATCATCAGTACCTTTCTTTGACCGGTCATAGTCAATAACAGCAGCTACAGTCTTATACTTTTCTTTTGTTTTCTCAACCAAACCCCTCAAGATTGCTACCTGTTCCTGCCACTTTCCACTCTCTTTCTGTCCAGGTGATAATACATTCTCTTCCTTGTTCAACTTCTTCTTCTGCCAAGAATCTAAAGCATCTACAGGACGACCACCTTTTGCAATAACTGCTTTCTTATGTGCTTGAAAATCAGAAGCAGATTTTGCACTATTTGCCTTATTAGCAGCAGCGGCAGCAGCACGTTTCTTCACATCTGCTTGTGCTTTATCCTGAATTGCTTGCAGCTTTGGGCTGAGTGCCTCTGCAACATCTCTCATATATATCGCCGATAATTCTTGAATGTCTTTAGAAGATTCCATTACACCAAAACACTTTTCTTTTATTTAGTTTCCCCGATAACCCAAGACTTTAATCCACTCTCCTTTATTATATATTGAGTATCATTTACAACATCAGGAGGAACAACTAAACAATATCCAATACCCATATTAAAGGTAGTCTTCATATCTTCTTCTGGTACTTCACCCGCAAGTTGAATCTTACTGAATAAAGGAGGAAATGTCCAAGAATTATAATCTACATGTACAGTTAATCCTTTGGGCAAACATCTAGGAAGATTCTCTGGAATACCACCACCAGTAATATGTGCCATACCAAGAATAGGAACTTCATTTAATAATTTCTTAATAATTGGTGCATAGATTGTAGTTGGTGTAAGTAACTCAGGAGTATCTTGAAGTTTTATCTTATGATGGAATAACAACCTTTCAATCAAACTATACCCATTGCTATGCAGTCCACTACTTTCTATACCAATAATCTGGTCACCTGGTTTAATAATACTACCATCTACAATTTCATTCTCTTCTACTATACCCGTACAAAAACCAGCAAGATCTCTAACAATCCTTGCAAATCCCATATGTTGTGGATGCTCTGCTGTTTCTCCTCCCAACAGTTCCATTTCTGATTGCTCACATCCTTCTATTACTCCCTCAATCAATGGTGTCAAATATTCAGGTTTAACTTTTGAAGTAGAAATATAATCTAAAAAATATAATGGTTCAGCACCACAGGTTATTACATCATTGACACACATAGCAACAAGGTCTATACCTATACCATGCATAGCAGACTTATCAGGACCACAACATTCCAAATCAGCAATATTCAATTTAGTTCCTACACCATCAGCACCAGATACTAGGACAGGTTTCTCATATCCTGACGGCACTCTAAACATTCCACCAAATCCACCAATGCTAGGTGCTTTCTCTTTTAATCTTTCAACAAAAGCATTACCTGCTTCTATATCAACACCAGCATCTTTATAATTCATTTTTCATCCATGTACTAATTGCTGCATCATATTCTGCAGTATGTTGAAATGCTTCTAATGCAAGTTGTGGTCTCATCTCATCCACAGTATCTTCTTTGAGTGCTTCTACAAACATCCCATACTGTTCTGGATTAGTTAATATAGAAACATATGCATGATTCTTTGCTGCTGACCTTACCATAGTAGGACCACCAATATCAATATTCTCTATTGCTTCTGCCAAAGTTACATCTGGTTTAGCAACCGTTGCTTGAAATGGATATAGATTTACGACAACAACATCAATAAGTTCTATTAAACATCTTAAACGATCTGCATCATGATCTCTATCATCCCTCTTTGCAAGAATGCCACCATGAATCTTTGGATGTAAAGTCTTTACTCTTCCACCAAGAATCTCAGGAGAACCAGTATACTCAGATACTGTCATAACAGGAATACGTGCCTTATCAATAGCAGCAGCAGTACCACCACTAGAAATAAGATTATATCCAAACCCAACTAAAGATTGAGCTAAATCAACAATACCTTCTTTGTTAGATACACTCAATAATGCGTAATTCATAATTCTCCTAATGTAAAAAGTGTCGTTTTCCGGTACATATCATAGTTATACCCAGTTCATTACAAGCATCAATAGATTCTTGATCCTTAATACTTCCACCTGGTTGAATAACTGCTTTAATACCATAATCATATGCCAATTTCACTGTATCACCAAATGGAAAAAATCCATCACTTGCTAATGCAGCACCAGCAGCAGGATCAGCAGATTGTAATGCAATATTAGCAGAACCAACCCGATTCATTTGTCCTGCACCAACTCCAAGTGTTACACCATTCTTTGCAATTAAAATAGCATTAGAACGAACATGACGACATACTTTCCAAGCAAAAGTAAGATCTATAACTTCTTGTGTTGTAGGTTGACGTTCAGTAACAGTCTTCCAATCATCCGTATTGATTGATTCATTATCTTTTTCTTGAACTAACACTCCACCAAGAATACTTCTCATATTATATGAATGAAGTTTCATACCATCTATATCCAATTCAAGTAATCTTAAATTCTTTTTGGTAGAAAGTATCTTTAATGCATCTTCATTAAATGATGGTGCGACTATACATTCATAAAAAGCACCAATTATTTCTCTAGCACAATAAGCATCCACTTCCCTATTAAGTGCAATGATACCACCAAAACAACTTACTCTATCAGAATCTAATGCTCTACGTAAAGCCAAATCTACAGTCTCTGCTATTGCGACTCCACATGGATTTGTATGTTTAATTACTACAGCAGCAGGTTCATCTTTGAACTCTTGCACCGTAGAAACAGCAGCATCTAAATCAATAAGATTATTATAACTTAATTCTTTACCTTGTAATTGATTAGCAGTTGATAATCCTTCATCAGGAAAAACACACCATGTTGCATTCTGATGAGGATTCTCACCATAACGTAATGACTGTTTTAATTGCAATCCAGTCAAAAGTTCAGAAGCATTAAGTTTCATAATTAAGGTTCGTATTCAGATGGTGCAGTGTCTTCCCAATTAGGAGGTTTCTTCTCCCAAGGTTTAGATTGTGATAAATCTAACCACTTTGGAAGATGCTCTTTAATCCATTTACCAATCTTTCTCACAGATCACCTTCTACTCTATTTTCTGATTGATGAACATCAAATTCACCTCCAGGATAACGTGCTTTAAGTTTATCAACATTCATCTCAATCACTTCATCAAACGTAGTATCCAAAGCCATACAGGCTTGTGCAAGATACCAACAAATATCACCCAGTTCCCTCTTCATATGAAAAACATTCTCTTCATTATAAGGTTTCCCCTGAAGGATAATCTTCTTTACAACCTCAGTAAACTCACCTGCTTCTGCAGTTAATCCTAGAGCAGCAGTTAATAAACGTGGAACATCAGCATCAACTTCCACATCAAGTGCAGTAAGACGAGCAAGTAATGCTGCTAGATCGGTACTGGGCAAACTCGTAACTCCAGTAACGAAGTCCAAGTATTTATTGGTGTCTACTTGTTTAGTCATTAAATTTAAAGTCGCTAAATGCTTTCTTTGGTTTCTCTTTAAAAGTATACTCTCCTTCTTGCCCACTGTCAACGATATCCTCTTGGGCACTTTGCTCACAATCATATAATCTCATCTTAGCACGATCAATACCTACAATAAACCTTTTATTAATTGTAGGATCATTATATCTATTTTTCAGTTGCTTAACTACTATCTGTCCAAGAGGTTCTAACTCCTCTGTAGAAATAAGGGCAAACATAAGATCAGCAGTAGCAGGCAATCCAAAGGATTCAGAGGTGTCAGTAAGCTCAACGTCAGAACTACCAAACCCGCTACGAGTAGTTTGAGTGGCAGATACAATCGGAAGGTTCGCCTCAACTGCGAGACCCCGTAATTCTTCTGCGATTGCTTTGATGTATGAGTAGGAGTTGACTGTTGAGTTTCCTCTGTATCTTGATGAGGCACAAATATTAAGATAATCTATGAATATTATATCAGGTTTAAATGATTTTTTCAAGGCAAGTTCCTGAAGTAATGACTTAAAATGCCCCATATGAGCAGATGCAGTAGGATACTCTTTAATAATCAAAGTTCCTTGCGTCTTCTTAGCAAGGTTTGTTACCTTACTTTCATACATCACTTTAGGAAGATCGGTTATATCTTGAATTGGGACATTAAGTAAATTAGCATCGATCCTCTCCGCAATCTTTTCCTCTGCCATTTCGAGAGTGATGTAGAGGACGTTCTTTCCCTGGAGTAAAGCTGCGCTTGCCACATGACACATAAATAAAGATTTTCCAACCCCTGTGCCAGCAAGAGCAATGTTGAGAGTCTTATTCGGCAGACCCCCTTTCGTAATTTTATTGAAGTATTCGAGATCAAACTCGATCTTGTCTTCCTTCCTGTGGTAGGACTCATAACGCTCCTCATAATCAATTAAGTAATCATGTCCAATATGAGTGTCAAAAGACACTGCAAGGGCATCTGATAAAATACTAGGTATAGCATCTCTTCCTTTTGTCTCATCCTTACCATCAGCAAGTTGAATAGATTCCATTAATGCCAAATAAATGGCACGATCACGACACCACTTTTCAGTAGTATCAACCAACCAATTAAATTCAGTATACTCTTCTTCTAAATTACTGATTAATGTAGTAATCTCTTTGAATGAAGTATCATTAATATCTTGACGTTTCTCAGTCTCAATACATAATACTTCTTTAGTTACTGGTTGATTATATTCACTCACAAACTTGGTTATCTCTTCAAAGACAACCTTCTGATTATAATCTTCAAAGTAATCTGCTCTAATGAAAGGAATGACCTTACGAACATACTCTTCATTATGAATAAGATTTCTTAGTATAAGAAATTCAACTTTGTCCATGTGGCATATCAAATACAAAGGTTATCCTAGGCTCATCGCCAAGATTCACAGTGCCATGAGGCATCTTATTATTAAACCAGAAAAGTGTCCCTGGGTCAACTATAGCAGTTTCAGTTCCTACAAAATATTGGTATTTACCTGAAATAGAAAGATGAAACCGATCCCTGGTATGATAATAAGTTCCTTCATCAATATGAGCTCCCACATATCCATCAACAGGAATACGCAAAAACCCACATCGATGAATTTCTCTACCAGGCAATTCCCTTTTTATAATCTTTATTATTTCTGTATGTCTATCATATGCAGGAGTTGGTTTACAGAGTTCAGAATCTCCTACAAAATCTTCCTTCTTTATTACTGCCCCCATTATCAGTTGGAGATTTCCTACATCAATATCATCATATCCACGATCAAGTAAACTTTCAGCACCCTCTCTCTGGTTAAACCAATCTTCAGAATACTGTTCAAGTTGTTCAACTACCTTAGATACACCTATCCCTCTCTTTATAAGACTTATATTTTCACTCATGATCCATAACTAAACTCCTTTTGAGCACACTCATCCAGAGCTTGCATTATTTCTGGCGTAAAATACTTTTCAGGATCTTCATAAACATTCTTCGGATAAACCTTTGCCTCTCCAATCTGGTAGCGGTTTCCAACCTTTGTAAAGACTTCGTATTTTTCTCCAAGTGAGAGTAATCCGTAATAGGGGTCCAGTCCTCGTTCATCGTAGAATAGGCGAATCTCCACCTCTTTGTTTTCTTTACTTAAACGTGATTTATGCGTCTTTGCTTTGATAATGTTTCCGATGACTTCTTTGCCATCCTTCTCTTTTTTCTTTCCGAGATAAATGATTGTACTTGCTGCGTACTTGAGGCCAGAACCTCCTCCCATTTCTTTTGTAGGGATATAAGAACCAATGACATCGTATGTGTGATTTGTTACTATTAGTGGAATGTTTGCTTGACCAAGTTTCAAAGTAAGCATTCTAAACGCACCTTTAACAAGTTGAGATTTGGTCATATCCCTTACTTGTTTGTCATTAAGTGCGTCAGTGATTTCCTTTTCTGTTGAAAGCATACCCAGAGAATCTAACACAAACATACAAGGTTTGCGATCCTCTATAGGCATCTGTAAATATTTATCAACTGCCTTTAGTACTTTAGTACGGAACTCCTCAATAGTCACTACATTAATGACTACAAGACGATCCATATCAATACCACGACTCTCTAAAAGTGGTTTAGTAATACTACTCTCAGTGTCAAAGTAGAGACAATAAGAAGAGGGGTTAGTATCCAAAAAGTTCTTAACAACGGCGAGAGCGAAAAAAGTTTTTCCTGTACTAGATTCTCCAGCAATAGCAGTAATTTTATTGCCAGATACGCCCCCAAATATACTACCACTGACAAGTCCGTTAAAAATGAAC